GCAAGATCCAACTGAACAACCCACTCACCAGTCGGATGGCAGTTGGTTTGGAGACCAGAGATAATGGCTAAATTTGATGACAAAGATATACTTCCATTTGTAAGTCCAATTGGAAAAAACGGTTTAGATGCAGAAACACTATATTATTCCAGGAAGCATTACAATCTTTATTCTTACCCCTCTGATGCCGGCCCCGAACCGATTGATATGTGGAACGAGAAACAACATTACGGTCGACTCGATGAAAATAACAATCCTGTATTTTTATCTGAAGAGAACTTAAAGCCAATTCCATCTTCAGGTCGCTCGGCAGTTTTTGTTGCAGATTTTGTGGCGGATGCATATAAAGACATGATGCAGTATTTTGAAGATGCTATTCAAACAGGGGTAATTTGCAAGGATAGCTTGTTTAATCAGCTTGACCCCAAGCGAGGCTGGTTAAATTTAAAAAATGAATATCATGGATTATTAAATTCTGATTATGACGCATTCGCTCAAACATATTCTCCTCTAAGACTTTCTAAAAGAAAAAACAAAATAAAATCTTTCGATCTTTTTGCCAAAGAGTATATTAACTATCTTAAAAAAAGCAAAATATCAGTTTTGTTGACCAAGAGCAAATTTATAACCAGCACATCTGTATCGCCAACAATAAGCGGGCTGATTATAGAGTTTGCAACCGATAAACACTCGGACGACCCCGGAAAAATAGATTATATTCAAGATCCATCTTTTCTTTTTTACAGACACGCAGCCAGAAAGTTTGGTTTTATGGTTGATAAAAATGCGCCATGGCGAATCGTGGCAGATATAAAATCTCCAGAAATGAAAAAATATATGAAGGTTTATGGCTTTACACCAGAAAATTTATTTTCATATTATTACTATAAATCTTATTTTTTTGACTTGGATTATCTGAAAGCCCACATGGTAAACGTGTACAATTCTTATGTGAGTGCATATCCAGTCTTCCAGGAGAAGAAAATTATTTGTGAAAAAGTAGTCACGGTTAGTACCGAGCGCCACCCTGTAACAGAAGATTATGTCGATCAAAATTATGACTTAAATTTTTGGCTTGAAAAGTATATAATTATTCGAAATATAGAAGAAAAAAATAAGTTTACAGAGGCAAGATTGAGTCTTATAATAAAAAAAGCAAAAAAATTAAATAAACACTTTGACATTTACCGAGCTTTAGAGTATACTAATAATAACTTTAAAATTTCTTCAAAAAAGAAAGAACCTAAAAAAACAGATTATTAATGATATTTCAAACACTAGATGAAAAAAAAGAGTGTTTCGGTATATACGCCAACGGAGTAATAAATTATGAAAGAATTCCAGAGGATCTTACTGCAACTTGGTCTTACGCCTCTTATTTGGATGGCGTGGACATTAGATATGCTTCTCTCTATGTTGGGGACAGCAACATTGCGAATGTTGTTCCCGAGAGATTTCTTCCTGAGTGGGAAAGAGTAAGCAGCAAAATAAATGCATTTCGAAAATCTCTCAATACAGCCAAGATAGATCTTAATGACAATTGTCTTTATGAGCTTGTACCAGAGAGGTTTATTGTTGAGCTTTGTGAGATCAAAAATAAAATTACAAAACACGTAATAGAAAACTATGACCGTCCACCAAATTATAATTTCTTGGTTGACTTGTCTAGGGTTATAAATGATATGTCTTATCAAAGACTAAACTTTGATTTCGCGGAATTGCGCCAAAACGCGGTCGATTATAAGAGTCGCCAGTGGTATAAAAAACTAAAGAAAACAGAGCCTTATATAAAATACAATATTTTCGGAACAAAGACTGGAAGATTAACAACAAAGAAAAATACATTTCCAGTATTGACATTACCAAAAAACTATAGATCAGTATTAAAGCCCAACAACGACTGGTTCGTCGAGCTTGACTTTAATGGTGCCGAATTAAGGACTCTGATGGCGCTTACCGGACATAAACAACTTCCAGGGGATATCCATGAGTGGAACAAGAAAATTCTCCATGACAACGAGTCTGATCAGATGATGACAAGGGACGAAGCTAAAAAAGAAGTGTTCTCATGGCTGTATAATAGCAAAGAGCACAACAACGAGAAGCTTCTTTTAAAGGCATATGACAAGGAAGCTGTAAAGAGTAAATACTGGGATGGAAAAAGCGTCAGCACGGTTTTTGGAAGAAAGATTCCTTCAGACGAACATCACGCCCTCAACTATATAATTCAAAGTACTTGTGCAGATCTTATTCTGCGACAAATGATTAAGATCCATAAGGTTTTATCGGATAAGAAATCCAAAATTGCATTTTGTGTACATGACAGCATTGTTATTGATTTCTCTGTCGAGGACAAGCATATGCTCAAGGATTTAATTAAGCAATTTTCTGACACAGAGCTTGGTAACTTCAAGGTTAATATCCACGCCGGAGAAAGTTACGGAAAAATGATGGAGATCAGTTTATGAAAATACACAACAAATTAATAAGAGATAGAATTCCAGAGATTATGTCGACTGAGGGAAAGGAATATTCTATTCACATTGCATCAGAAGAAGAATATAAACAGAAATTAAAAGAAAAGTTATTAGAAGAAGCTAGTGAATTTTTAAAAGAGCCCTCTTTAGAAGAGATTGGTGACGTAGCCGAAGTTTTTGGTGCCATACTAGAGGCTTTTGATTACTCGGTCGAAGCCCTCCAGCATCAAATACTACAGAAGATCGCTGACAGAGGCTCCTTTAAAGATCGAATTGTATTAGAATGGACAGAAGATTAAAATGGAAACTATTATTGGATTAGGAAATGCTGGCTGCGCCATTGCAGATGAATTTGCTAAATATAAACAGTATAGCATCTACAAGATTGACGACAATCTCCAGGGCCTGAAGAAAAATGGCATTTATAATATGCCATGGCAAGATGGTCCAGAGAGATACGAAGCTAAGTGTCCGAAAATGAAGAACTTCTTCAAAAATGTAAGTGGAGAGGTTTTATTTATAGTTTCTGGTGCTGGTAACATCGCAGGCGCCACGTTGAATATACTGGAAAATATTAAACACTGTGGCATTAGTGTTTTATACATCGAACCAGACTTAGAACTGTTGCCAATAACAAAACGTCCACAAGAAAAATCTACATATTATATCTTGCAGGAATATGCAAGGTCTGGAGTCTTCAAAAGAATCTTTATGATCAGTAATCCTATGGTAGAAGACTGCGTGGGAGATGTAGTGATTTCCGAGTACAACAAAAAACTTAATTCTATGATCTGTTCGACATTTCATATGATTAACGTCTATAATCATATTGATCCTATTTCTGACACATTTCATGAACAGAGCGATACTTCAAAAATTGCTACCATTGGATATGTGGACATTAAAGGTTTCGATCCAAAATTATTTTTTCCTCTTGACAGAACATACGAAACAAGGTATTATTATGCTATTAGTAAAAAGAGATTAGAGGAAGACGGAACCCTGTTAAAAACAATTAAAGAACAAATGAAATCGCGACCGGATACTGAAGGAAAAATTAGCTACGGCATATTTCAAACAAATTATGAACAAGACTACGTTTATACGATGTCTTTCAGTCGTAGTATCCAGTACAGAAATAGTGATAATGTGAAGCCTGGATAAAAAAGAGCTTGACAAAATTTAAATAATCTGGTATAGTAGTATACAGCACAATGAGAAATTAGTCATTGTGACTATAACCCTAAAAAGGAGAAACAGATGGGTATTGATTTAACGAAAATCCAAGGTAGGCTTGATAACCTAAACACTAAAGGCGGCAAAGGAAATGAGAATTTCTGGCGCCCACAAGACGGAGAGCAATCGATTCGAATTGTTCCCACACCAGACGGAGATCCATTCAAGGATTTCTGGTTCCATTATGAGGTCGGTCAAAATTCCGGCTTCTTGTGTCCGAAAAAGAATTTCGGAGACGACTGTCCAGCATGCAAATTTGCAGGACGACTTTTTGATGAAAACACGGAGGATTCCCGTCGTATGGCAAAGAAGTTTTTGCCACGCCAGCGGTTTTTCTCTCCGGTTCTTGTACGAGGAGAAGAAGACAAGGGTGTCCGCATGTGGGGATACGGAAAGATGGCTTATGAGTCTCTTTTGAATCTTGTCTTGAATCCAGAGTACGGAGATATTACGGACGTGGAGGAAGGCACAGATCTTACTATTAATTATGGTAAGCCCGCTGGAGCATCTTTCCCACAAACAAAGATTACTCCGCGCCGGCGTAGTTCGGTTCTTTGCAATGATGCAGTCGGCGGCGAAAGCCGCTGTGCAGAGCTTCTGCAAAACATTCCGGACCACAGTACTCTTTTCGAGAGAAAGACTACTGATGACGTCGCAACTCTTTTAGATCAGGCATTGTCTGAAGAGACTGATGATACAACAACTTCTGGCAATACGGCCAAGCAGGGTGCAACTGCCACTGTAACATCCGTTGACACAGGAAACGTTGTAGATCAGGCTTTTAAAGAGCTACTAGGAGAATAGGTTCTCTCTCCCCACAGGGGGGCACAGGGTCATCAGGTGCCCCAAACTTATTT